GTCTACATAGACAAGCCCAGACTGCGGCGGCAGCGACACCGTGTAGATGTCAACGGTGGTCGTACCGTCCGTATGCTGAACAGTGACCCGATTTGCAGCCGTTGTGCTGTCGTTCCAAATCGAACAGTACTTGACGTTACGCTGAGTGCTCGCGCCCGGAGATGCCACAATGTCGGTTGTCGTGGCCGTCGATATGATTGTATTCAGCCGACCTGGAGTTACAGTTGTCCCGCTCAGGTCCACATAGGACGCCTGAACCCGCACGTCACCCGCATCACTGGTAACGAGTCGAAGCTTGTCGCTTGTGGACGTAAGAAGGATCATATCAAATCACCTAGGAAATCGTGATTGCCGCGCCGGTAAAGTCAATCGTGTAAGTCTCGCTATTGGCCATCGTCACAGATGACCCATGATCCCACCAGCCGACAAGCGGATCGCCAGCCAATGTGTCGTCAAAGACAACAACGTAACGGAATGGCCCCACGCTGCCAGACGCGGTAAGCACCAAATCAGCAAGCACCAAAGTTTGAGTGCCTCCAGTCTGTGACGCGCTCGTGGTCGTAAGTGCGCGGCTTGACAGATTGGTGTAGCTGATCTGCGTAATGTCAGCGATGACGCTATTGGTTGCCACCGGCGCGGTGTTGGTGAGCGCGATTGCAAACTGGTCTGTGCCGAGATTTGCGCTTTCGACCATAGTTTCGGCCCACGCCTGAAACTTATTCCATGTCGCCATGAGTTGTTTTCCTAGTTAACCAGTTCCGATTCCATGTCATCATCCTCGACCGGCTCATCAATCACTTCTGTGATAAGCCCATCAGGACCACGAACAGGAATACGCCTCATGCGCTGCACCGGCACCCGCATTTGGCTAATAGCCGCCACCGCCGCTTCCGCCGCAACCTTCGCCAGCGTCTCCGCAAGCATCGGCGCAACTGTCGAAGCTACAGTCTGAGAAAGAACCGGCGTAAGCTGTTCCGACACCTGCAATGTCTGCGGTGCTGCCGCCGCCATGCGCTCAGTCTGAGCACGGTATTGCTCAAGTTGCAGCTTCTGAGCCTCAAACTGGATTTTCTGCACCTCTAGCTGAAGCTTCGCCCGATCCAACTCCGCTTGCATCTTCGTATTCTCAACATCGGCCTGTAGCTTGGCCATATCAAGCTGAGACTTATCCTTTAGCTGCGCATTCTCAGCCTCAACTTGCTGAAGCCGCTGCGCACCCTCATCAATCTGCTGCTGCAACTCCGGCGGCAACCCGTTGCCAGTGATATTCGGCCCCATGGTCCGCCTCAACCGCTCCGCAATCTCGCTCGCCCCCTGCACGTCCAAGGCTTCAATGATCTTGTCGCCCGCCACCTGTGCAAGCTGAGGATAGGCCCGAACCAACTCTACCAACTGTTGCGCCGTCTCTTCCCGCTTTGTCGTGAAGCTCGGACCCGCATCTACCACCACGTCATAACGGCCCACCGAGAAGTCATAGACATACTTGATGCCCTCCTCAGTATCAGCCATTTCGCCCGCTTCCCGCTGCCTTTCCTGATCCTCGAAAGGCTCAGAAGCTGGCTTCTCCTCAACCGGCGCACGATTGGACAATTCAACAGTTGCAGCCCTGCCGTCCTGGTGCAGAATGCGAACCATTTGCCCCGGCTGATAAACCGCCGGAATCAGTTCGACAATAATCCGGCCCGCGTGTTGAATGGCCCGCGATAGATTATCGATGAAATGAAAAGTGGCAGTGTCACCCTCACGCTGCCGCGCCATGATGGCCTTGCCGCTTGTCTCATTCGACCGCGCACCCAGGCTCGCATCATACATGCCCAAAATGGCCTTAATATCGTCGCTGGCAGTCAATGCCTGCGAAATGGCACCAATGGCCTGCCCGTTATCAGTAGGCTGGCGCTGAGGCACCTGTACGCCGCTGGGAACCGCAATGTAAGGATGGCTTTCCGTGTTGACGGTGTTCCATTTGTGCGGCTCTGCCTCAAACGCCCGCTCATCCCCGATGAATGGCGTCTTAGGAGACAACGCGACATGCTCAGTAGCAGCAGAAACCCAATAGTTAAGCCGCCGCTGCGCATCCTTGGCACTGTGAATGAGGCTCCGGAAGATACGCCTTCCGCCGTCGTTAAGTTCCTCACCGTAAACCGGGACAATGGGAATAAAGCACCCGGCCCAATCCTTGCTTTCCAGAACCTCGGCACCCGTAACCAGATGCTGCTTGACCTTGTAACCCTTCGTCTTGCGTGTCTCCGGCCCCGGAAAGATGCCATACTGCGCAAGCATTTCAGCTTGCCTCACATAAACGTCTTCAACCATCACCCGGCCATCGGACAGCTTCAAAAGCGTCTTATCGACCTCCTCACGGCTCCAATACTCAGCAATCAAAACCTCATCGCCATCCCGCCAAGGGTCTTTCAACTGCTCATAGCTGACGTCAAACCAAGATGACGGGTTAGCGCCCTGATATTTCCTCTTGAACTGATCCTTGGGCAACAGCGTTGTGATGAAACCCGTATTCCAATCGCTCGAATCCGCGCACTGGCTATAAGGATCGCCTACCACCTGTAGCGGGTTGACAATGCGGTTGATCCGAATTTCCTTGTCAAAGGAACCCTCCGCATATTCAACGTCAATGCGGAAATAGCCAAAGCCACCGGACACAGCGGAATCAATTGCCGTGTCGTAGGCAATACCGGCATTTGAAGACGTCTCTATGTTGAGGATCAAGCCATCCAGAACCGTTGCCGTCTTCACGTCCGCGAAATTGTCCACTGGCTTAACCCGAATGCGCGGCCTGTTCTGACGCGCGTCATTCACCACCTGGCGGATGAATGAAGGAAGCTTAGGAATAGACAGCGACGGCTTGCCCTGCCGGTTTCTCAGCTTTAGCTGATCTTCTGGCCAATGCTGGCCAAGGCGCGCGAAAGCATAATCATCACGATAGCTTTCCCGGTTATCGCGCTCGGCATCCAAGCCAATGCGATAAGCCTCCTTGGCCTCAGCCAGTATGTCCTTGTCAGAAGCCATCAGGCCCCCTTTCGTGCCGCTTCACAGCGGGGAATTTCAGCGGGTCAAAGCGCCTTGGTTTTAGTTGTCAGTGCAGGCATACGCAGAATATTCGCGCGGCCTCACGCCAGACTCAGCCCAGCCCCATTCGCCTTCTTGTGTATCTTCAAACCGCTTATATTCGGCTTTCAATTTGGCTATATCGCCAAACCCATTTGAAAGCGGGTCCGTGTATTTTGGCCATCTGACATAACCAGACATTCCAGACCGTCTAGGCCCAAAATGGAAGCGGTAGTTGTCACCCGCAAAAACTACTGCGGTCAACATATCAGCCGGTTTCATTTTATAGCTAATCAGCGCTTGGCGTAGATATGGTGATTGAGTAGATCACGCCATCATCTTTCTTTGTCGTCTTCGTGCTGATTGCCCATTGCGAATTTGTCAGCATAGTGACCAGCGCGGGCTTGAAGACGTCCTCAAAGACCTTGGCTTCATGTTCGCTTACGTTGATATCAACGCCACGAGTCGTCATCATTACCCCATCCAACTATGTTCGCTCGGATACATCGCCCGATCACGCGCTATTGTCGGCTTCCGTGGCGCTTCATAGGCCACACACATAAGCCCAAAAGCATCGGCGGCATGCGAAGACCAGTCATGTTCCGGGCCTAGCCCGATGTTCCGGCTGGAGTCCCGCTTCTCGTGATACCAGCCTAGCGCGTCAAGACCGCCCTGTGTAGTCTCCGCTTCGAACCACATGCTTGGGAACAGCCGCCGTGCCGCCTCTATGCGCTTCATGTCAGCATCCCGGCCTGCATTCGCCACGGTCTGCACCTTGAAGCCCGCCGCCCTCACATGGTCCTCGAAGCGATGTCCCGTCACCTTGTCCCGGCTTGCCCCGTCATGAGGCAGGACACACAGCGCATTCGCGTAACCACGGCTCCGAAGCCATTCAAGATGATAGCCCAGGCTCTGCCCCTGCGCTTCGTAGTAGTCAAGAATGCGAATTTCCCTGTTGACGAATTGAGCAACCCAAATTGACGTGGCATCGCTTATGCCTAAATCCCAAAACGCCCTGACTTCCATCAATGGGTCTTTCGGAACCTTGCCAATCCGTCCTTCCGCCTTCGCCGCTGCTATGTGTTGAGCGTAGTAGGCTCCAGACAACACCGTGGCATAGTCGCCTTCCCATATGTGCCGGTACTGATCCAGCTGGGTTCTGAGGCAGTCCTGGCGCTCTTGCTCCAGAACGCTGGGAAACCACGGGTTGTCAGACCAGTTGGCTTTGACCACAACACTGTTAGTCGGCGGTTCATTGCCGCGAAACATCATATCAACCGCATCGCTCTTGCGAGTTGGGTTCCAACTCCAAAAGAGTTCTGACGTCAGCCCAATGCGTTTATTCTCCCATCGAATTGTTGGGCGTATCAGCGAAATGGACCGGGAACTGATCGAGTGGGCTTCTTCCCCCCAAAAGCGGTGAAAACCCTCGAAAGATTTGATCGAGTCCGAGGTATGGTCTTGCATCCCTTGGAAGACCAAAACACCATCGCGCGGGGTTTGTATTTTGTCGGTATAAACTTTGAAACCATCAGCCTCGCCAAGACCAAGCTTAACCAGTTTGCTTTCAATTAGGAACTTCGCGGAATCTTTCAGGCTTTTCTGGATTTCTCGCGCACAAATGCCGCGAAGTCCTTCACCAGCTTCTGAAGGGAATCGCAAAGCATCCTCGACCATCAGCTCCGCGAAGAAGTGCGATTTGCCAGAACCTCGCCCGCCGAAAGCCGCTTTTTGCCGGGCAGGCTGTAGCAAAGGCTCAAAGACTGAAGCTGTTTCAATCCGTAGGGTTGTCACGCTTCACCAGCACCCGCTCAATCCGGGAAACAATGTTGATCGGCTCCCCGTCTTCTTCGCCTTGCACTGACACGGACTGCAAATCAGGTAGTGCTTTCTTGAGCAATCCGAGCCCTGCTGAGACTTGAGTCGCGCTCATTTCCCTGTTGCCTTCAACGTGTTGCAACAAGGCGTTGAGGATATTGCTATTTCTGATTTTATCCCGGTGCGCCTCAGACATGCGGTAGGGCGATCTTCCTCGCCCGCGCTTCTGTGCGACTGCCGTAGCTTGGTCGCCTGACATTGCTATTTCTCCACTTTTTTCGGTTTTAGCCGCATTTCCCGCTTGACACATGCGGCAATAACCGCCATATTGGGTCCATCAACAACGGAGGACGGACAAATGAGCAAGCTTCAGAGAGTTTATCGCGAACTGCGCCGCTACATGAACCGCGAAAACGCTAGGTATGCCGCGCCCCGCATTATCCAGTTCCATAACGAACCCCGCTAACCCCAAGGGGGCTTCGGCCCCTGTTTAAGTAGGAGATAGGAAAATGGAAGTTAACGTCACCCAGACTAATCCGGAAGCTTTGGCAACAATGCACCTTGCCCTAGCCATGCTGCACCAGTACGCTAACGATTTGAGTTGGGATAAGAAAACCCGGCCAATCTCGGATAAAATCCGGTCAATCATCACACCGGCTTTGGAAGCTGCTAGGGCCAAGCCATGAACCGCAACCGCCCTTGCGCTCACCTTCGCCCGGATTATTCCCGCCTGGATGATGCTGCATACATCCACCGGGATCCCCGCACGGATGAAATCAGTTGGCCACCTTGCCGACTTGAGGACGAACTGAAACGCCTTGGACTTGTGGAGGAACCCCGGAAATGACAGGCCCAGACCTCACCCGATGGCGGGAACTGCTGCACTTCAACAAAGGCGAAGCGGCTAAAGAGCTAGGCTGCGACCGGGACGCCTATTCCCGCTGGGAAACAGGGCTTAGCAAGATTCCTCGGTATATAGCCCTTGCATGTGCTGCAATTGCTCACGGCTTAGGACCGTGGGGAGGGAAGAAATAGCTGAATTTCAGCAATAATTCACTATCCGGCACTCTCGCACCGTTTGCCAGCCGTGGCTCCGCGTCAAGCGCCATGCGCTGCGGCCATATGCAAATCACTCTCGACAATAGCAAATCTGGCGAATCCGTCAACTACCTTATGTCAAATTTCGTCAGAAGATTCTCCAAGCTCTCCGCCGCTGGATGATTATAGTCGCCACTTTCCAGCAACTCTTTCAAAATGCGGTATATTTCCTCTTTAACATCGCCATAAATTGCATGGGCAAAAATCTTTGCCACTTGCCGTTTAACTCGCAACAACTCTTCGCCACTGGCTCCGTACTGCACGATTGAAGATAGTTCAAAAGATAGCTTAAACCTCACCGCTTGGCTTAAATCGGACCCCATCGTTTGAATCTTATCAAGCTTAAGGTGAACAAGCGCGGGCTTTCTGCTCACACCATTACCCACTACGATCATTTCAATATCGTCTAGCAGTTTCAGCCTTTCCATTATGCCGCCTCCATTTGCGCAAATTCTGTTGATTTTTCCCCGAACAAAGCGGCCATGATGGCTTCCGCCGCCCCCGGCTCGCCAAGCTTGACGGTCCTTTTCGCCCGCTTGCCTTCCTGGCGGCGCTGATACTGACGCCTAAGGATGGCGTTCTCCACGTCCACCATTTCCCGAAAATCAGCGATTTGGCTTTCCGGGACCATATAAGGGGCTGTGAGGCCATCGGGCCGGTAGAGGCTATCATACCCCTCAAGGTCCACGAGAAGCCGTTCTAGGCCCTCCGGAATGGCGGCAAACAGCATCCGAGGGATTAGGGGCGTCTCCCATATTCGATTGCGCCTAGGCTTGCCTCTGCCCTGCTTGATCCGGTGGAAACGGACTTGGACCGGGCACCATACCGGGAAGCCAAGCGCCTCTATCCTGCGGGCTAGCGCTAGCTCTTGAAGCCGATGGCTGCGGATGATTAGCCAATGAGTCAACCTTCGGCATCCCATTTTTTGAAAAGCTCATCAAGATCAGCTAGCATCGCCCGCCCACCGACATTGAAGGCGCACAGCAATGACGACATGTTATTCTTCACGTCACAGCCAAGGTGCTTTCTCAAGACTTCTCGAAGCGCAAGCCCTCTTTCAAGTTCCTTTACAACTTTTTCGGCCTCTTCTTTTGAGTCGTACCAATCAAAGCCGACCATCCAGACTTGTCTAATTTTGAAATCGCTCATGCCTCTTCACCACCAGTCATCTTGAGCGCCCCTTAGTTCCAGATCAGCAGTGACTTGCCGTAATTCTTCCCGGCACCTCAAAAGCTCCCGCCGCGTAGCCTCATGCTGAGAGCGCTCCAGCCTCAACAGTTCCGCCGCCGCTTCGGAGATTTGCAGATCACCGTCGAAAATACGCGACCGGACATAATCCTCGTTATTGGTAACAGTATCTACTAGCTTGGTTTTCATGCCTCACCCTGCCCCAAAATTCTCGCTACAACGGCGCGGCGCTTCTCCGGATCAGGTTCCCAGCCATCTAGCTCCGGCTCGCTGTTGAGCCGTTTCCATTGGCTGGGAAGCGGTTCAAACTGACGCCGCCGTGCCTCATGCTCTCGAAGCAATTCTTCGCAGTCCGCAACCGTGGGGAGGAACTTGCACCGCGCCCGAACCCCTAGCCGTGGATGCAGCAGCAATTCCCGCTCAGAGTCGGTCACGTAAGCCAGATATTCGGCCAAAGCCAAAACATACTCAGGCGGCGCTTTGCCGTAGTCCGGAAAACTCGCCAAAATCCGCTTCGCCACCGTCCTCGCTGAATCCATCTGCGCGGCGGATGGCTTCGTCAGTGACGGCATCGAGGATTGCGAACGAGTCGGCAATCGAGTGACGTTTGAGATTGGCGCTAGGTCTGTTTTTTCGGTCATCGGCGGCTCGTTTCAACCAGTTTCGGAAAGCTGCGTCCCAATCCGACTTGCGCCCCTTGCCGCCGTCCGCGTTCTTCGCCCAATCCCGCATCCGTTCGAGTTGGTCTTGAGCCTCAAAGGTCTGGAAACCGAGGCTATCGGCCAGCGCCCAGGTCTTGGCGTTTGGCTGCCAGTCGATCGGCAATTCGGTTTTCGGCTTCGCGCGCGTAGATATATATATTTTTTCTTTTGGAAGGGTGTGGGAAACCTTTTCTTTTTGCGGCTCACTTTCCGCGGAATCCGCGGAAGTCTGCGGAATTTCCTCCCGCTTTGCCGCCTTCCGGGCGCGATCCGCTGCCCGCCGCCGTTCCGCCTGCACGTCAACCGCAACCGGGGCACTGTCAACAATGCACTCCAAAGCCGTCACGATGGCTTCCGCCGTCATGCCAGCCTCTTTCATCCGGGCTATGGTGGCTGCCAGATTCAAGCCGCCTCCTTCGCCTTAAATTCTAGGCCAAGGTCGTAGAGGCAAAGCGCCACCCGTTCCCGGTAGGCATCAAAACGCTTCTCGATCTTCTTAGCGCCGTGCATCACGGTTGAGTGATCCCGGCTCAACCTTGCGCCTATCATGGAATAGCTGCGCCCGGTATAGTGAGCGCATATCCAGTAGATGATCTGCCGCGCCTCACAGAGCGCCACCGCCCGC